CACTCGCGCCTACGCTCAGGAATCCGCGCAATGGACGCGACAAAAAGCATTGGCGTCGGCGGATGTCGCCAACTCTAACGCAATGTGGCAACGAGAATACGCCGCACAGCAAACCAACTGGGGTAACGAGAACCGAACCGCGAACAATGCAATCACGGCCAACTCGTTGAACCAGTCCCTTGCCATCAGTCAGGACCGAACCAGCCAGATGGCCGGTCTGCAGGTGCAACAGAACATCAGCAACAATAATCTCAATGGCATGGCCGGGGCTATCGGCGGCAGTCTGAACGCCATCGCCTCTCGTAACCCGATGGGAGTGGCGAACGCCATCGGCGGCGCGTTTCTTGGTTCCGCGCAGATGGACATAGCCAACCACGGCATTAATTCATCGGCGGCAATCTCAAATTCCACCGCCGCCGCCAGTACAGCAAATCAGATTGCCACCAATACGGCGTCCACCTCGCAGGCAAACGCTTATGCGAGCGGCGCAACCGCATTGAGCAACCAGCTCAGCGCCGTCACTTCACAGGCTAATTATGGGTTGGCCGCCTACGCCGCTCAAGGAGACTATCAGAATGCCATCGCGGGAATCAACGCGCAGGTGCAGCAAATGCAGTTGACGCCGCCAACCGTCTCGGGCGCACTCGGTGGTGACATGTTTAATCTGAGCAACGGCATCATGGGCGTACTGGTCAGGTTCAAGACGTGCGCCCCCAGTGCGCTGAGGGCCGCAGGTGAGTACATGCTAAGGTATGGGTATTTCGTCCAACGCTTCATCACTCCGCCCGCCTCGTTGGAATGCATGGAGAAATTCACGTTCTGGCAGATGCAGGAAGCGTATGTGAGAGGCACGTTGCCGGAGGAATACCGTCTTACCATCAAGGGCATGTTCGAGCGGGGCGTGACCGTATGGAGCAAACCGGAGTACATTGGCGTGACCGATTGGGCGGACAATGAGCCACTTCCAAACATTGGTTACGAGTGATATGATAGCGATATGAGTAGGTCTAAAAGGAATCGGGTCGGGGGCGCGTTGCATCCACGTGGCAACTACGTCAAGGCGCGCGCCGCCGGTCTTGACGCAATGTACTATCATTTGCTAACCGAACTGGCACTAAACCGGTTCAGCTGGCGGGGACTGCCGCCCACCGTGGACGAGCGATGGCTGGAAATGTGTCTCTGCGAATACGGGTGTGCGCTCTTCTTCGAAGACAAACGCATAGGTCGGTTCCTCGCCACGCAAGCCGGTTATCAAGGCCGATTGAACGTGTATAACAACCCGACGTGCTTCGAGCCGGTCGGAGTCAACTATCATTACAAGCAACTCAAGGCGGGCAGGGAATGCATCCCGATTTGGGACAATCGTATGCGCATGAGTTTCAAGGACATCTTATGGCAGTATGCGCGACGTCTTGCCGACATTGACAAGGCGTATGACGTGAACTTGGAGAGCCTGAAACTGCCGACCATTATCACCGCCGACCCGCGCACCAAGCTCACCGTACAGAACATGCTACAGCAAAGGCAGGATGGACAGGATTATATCATAGGCTACGATTCGCTCGACCCCGGTAGCATGTTCCAGCCGTGGCCCAACACAACCCCCTATTTGTTGGACAAGTTCATCCAGCAAAAAGCACAAGTGACCAACGAGGTATTGGGATATTTGGGCATCCAATCCAGTGGCACCGAAAAAAAGGAACGGCTCATCTCCGACGAGGTGGCGCAAGCCAACGAGAAGGTGGACGTGTTCCGATTGAGTTTTCTCAAGGCGCGGCAGACGGCGGCGACGGAAATTAACCGCCTATGGCCACAGTTGAACATCTGGGTGGAGTATGCGGACGCGCAAAGCTCCGGCGTGCCCAACGCGCTGGATTCGAGCGCAAGCGGCACGACTGATATTGATATGCCCGCCTCGTATGATGCGGGTATCGGAGGTGTGTTGTGACACAGGATTTTAGCGCCTACGCGATGGCAACGCCCGGCGAATACACCGAAACTCTCGGCAATCTCATTGCATTCGGATACGATACGGACGATAAGCTACATCTGTCCGCCGACTATTACCCGATTTACGACGAAACCCACCGCGCTGAGCTGAATGAGAAAATAGTACGCCATTACGCACTTCGGGAAATCGGACAGGAAACCGCGCAACAGTTCGTTTTCTATTTGGGTATGACGATGTCGGAAATCATGCCCTATTTTAACGAGCGTTATCGTACGCTGGACTTGGAATATAATCCGTTGGATTCAATGGATATGACCACGGACAGTGAGAGCGGCAGCGAGTCTCAATCCTCGGGCAAGGCGTCCAGTACACAGGATTCGGCCAGCAGCAGCACCAGCAAGTCGGACAACAGTAGCACCACCACGTCGAAGAGTTTCGATAGCGACGTGCCGCAAACCGGCGTCGTAGGCGACTTCGCCCGCTATGCCAGCCATGCGAACGAGTCGCAGGCGGACAGTTCGGGCATGGCATCCAGTTCGCAGGATTCGACCAGTCACACCACGGCGCAAAGCGCAACCGATTATCAGCATGATTCTAGCAATTCCAAGGGCAAGAGTCATGTGACCGGACGCAGCCAGAGCGCTATGAGCCTCATTCAGGAATACCGGCAGGCGATTATCAATGTGGATATGGAAGTCGTGCGCAGTCTTGAACCATGCTTTATGCAGGTGTGGGGGTCTTATGATACAATATTCAGTAACTGCCATAATTAAGGAGAATGGGAGTAATCATGGTTGCCATTAACGCCCTGATTCCACGGCAACGCCTGTTCGATGGGGTGCCCACGTCCGTGCCGTTCACGTATCGAGACGGCTTGACGACATTGCAGTTAATCGAGTGCCTAAAGCATAATCTCGATACCTTGCAATCCGATTTCAACAATTTGGTTGAGTCTGTCAATGCTGCGATTGACGCCAATAATCAGGATATCAGGGATATGGCCGATAACCTGCTCAAGCAGATGGCCGTCTTGCGTGAGGAACTGATACGGCTTATAGAACAGTCACAGACCACCGGACTGGCGTGGTCTCCCGTCTACGGCAAACAGGACGCTCTACAGACGGTTCTTGACGGCCTATATGACAACACCCGCAATCACGCTCTGTTCTGGGAGGACTACGACGGCATGGCGCTTGAGGCGTCCATGTACGACGCGCTGGGTTTGTCTGCACGCGAATATGATTTACGGGCGACCGCCGTTGATAATTGCGTGCCGGGAGATTTCCCCGGACGCTCGCAGTTCCCGTACGGCAAGAGCATCCCCGAGGGTGAGCCTGCGGACATCTATCTGACACGTGGCGATGCAGACGCACGCTATGTGGAACGCAATCCAACCGCCGCCAATTTTGACAGAAAGGAATAAATTATGACCGCGACCAACCACACCACCAATTACGAGCTAAGCCAGTTTGAAGAGACCGACCGTCCTACATGGCTTGGCGACTACAATGGCGACATGTCGAAAATAGACACCGCCATCCATAATGTGAGCAATGGCCTTGCGCAGAAGCTAACCGCCGCGAACATCAAGGCCGGTGCTAGCATCAGCGTAACGCCATCTGGCAGCAATGTCACCATCGCGTTCACCGGAGAAATTCCCGAGGGCGGTATCACTTCGGTGTCGCATGACAACACACTTGACGGTAACGGCACGAGCGGCAATCCGCTGAAAATCGCTGACTCGTATACGAGCGGCCTTGAATCGAAAATCAACGCCAAAGCCAACGCCACGGCTTCACAGCCGGGAACGCTCGGACTCACCGCCAAGCAACTCGATAATCTCTATATCGACGCCAACGACATTGTGCGTGTCGGCACCCCGGCTGACTGAAATTAAAGGAGCCATTCATGTCCAGCATCAACAAAACCCCGCATTACAGCCTATCCCAGTTTGGTGATAGCCCGGATGATAAACCGTCATGGCGTGGCGATTACACGTCGGATATGAGCAAAATCGATTCGC